TCCATTACATATAAGGTATACAGCTAGTGAAGAGATTGCTAAATTTATACCTAATGGAGCCGTAGAACTCTATTACGACGGCGTTAAGAAAGCTGAGACCTATTCTTCTGGTTTCCAAATGCATGGAGAAGGTTGGATAAAAGGGGCTGAAGGTGCTAGTGCAGCTCTTTATATGTATGCTGACGAAGGAGACGATGCAGCAGATAAATGGAAATTAAATGCAGGTGCTGATGGTACCTTTTATCTTGAGAATCTTGCTTCTGGAAGTTGGGAGTCAAACATAAGAGCTACTGGTAATGGAGCTGTTTATTTAGATTACGACAACAGTAAGAAATTTGAGACAACTTCTGCTGGATGTACGTTAACAGGTAGTTTAACAGGAACTGGACACGTATATCTACCAGATGGAGGTAAGTTTGTTTCTGGAGCAGCTAATGATTTCCAAATCTACCATGATGGATCGGATAATTACATAGATGCTTCTAACGGTCATTTCTTTATAAGAAATAATGTAGCTTCTGATGCTGGTGGAGATATATACATACAAGCCAAGAGTGGTGAGAAAAGTATTAAAGCGGTACATGATGGAGGAGTAGAACTCTATTACGACAACTCTAAGAAATTTGAGACAACTTCTCAAGGAATTAAAATTACAGATTCCTCTAATGATAACGTACACCTACAGTTAGATACTTCTGCTGGTACTCAAGGATATATTTGGGCTGGTTCAAATGATGTTAAAATTTTAACAGGTAGTGGTGAATCTGCTTTAGTAGCTAATAAAGATGGAGCTACAGAATTATATTATGATGGGTCAGCTAAACTTTATACAACAGCAGCTGGAGTAAGAATATATAACTTTGCTGATGCTGACGCTGAATTAAGACTTACTGGTCCTGAAGGTCGTCCTGCTGTTATTATTATGGATGCGGATGACGCAGATGAGGATGCTGATGTCTGGAGAATGGTGGCGAATACTGATGGTAGTTTTTATCTTCAGAATTATGCTGGTGGTTCATACGAAACAAATATAAAAGCTACTGGTAATAATAATGTAGAACTCTATTACGACGGTGCTAAGAAGTTTGAAACAGATCCAAATGGTGTCTTTCAAGGAGATAATTCTTGGCATTATTGGGGAGATAGTGATGATCTTTATATAGGTCATAACGGAACCCATTCTTTTATGGTTAATACTACTGGTCAACTATGTCTAAACTCTGATGAATTTGGAGTAGCGAATCAAGCTTTTGATGAGAACATAATTCGTGGTTCTGCTAATGGAGACGTTGAACTCTATTACGACAATAATAAAAAGCTATCTACGACTGCTGGTGGAGTTAGAATAGATAATGGTAATCTTCTTTTAGATAGAGATAATGCTTATATAAGACTAGGTAATAGTGAGGATTTGCAGATCTATCACGATGGAAGTAATAGTTATATAAAACAGGTTAGTGGTGCTACTGGTGATTTATTAATCTTTGCAGATGGTCACGACATAGAACTTATACCAAAATCCGGTGAGCCTGGTCTAAATGTTAAACCTGATGGAGCAGTCGAGCTCTATTACAATGGTGTTAAAAAACTTGAAACAAGTTCAGATGGGATATTAATGCAGGGTGTTGAAGATGGTAATGCTGTCATCACAATGGAATCTGATGAAGGCGATGACCATTCTGATAAATGGCAATTAGCAGCTCAGACCGATCACACATATCATTTAAAACATAAAGCAGGTAATTCTTGGACAACAGCTTGGTACTGTTGGACTGATAGTAATATAGGTGAACCTGTATTTAGAGCAGCAAAAGGTGGTATAAGATTTGATGAAGGATTAAGTAGTGTCAACTCAGATCAATGGAACGCCTATGGTGGAGACGGACATTTACATAGAACAGCTGGTCAAGCATATATAACAGCTGATGACCACCTGAGATTTAGAAAGAACGGTAACGCAGAGAATAAGAGATTTGATTTAAGAACTGATACTGGTAACGGACAAGCTCAAAATGATTGGCAAGATGACCAGTTTGACTTTGCTGAATTCTTTGAATGGTCTGATGGTAATCCTAATGGAGAAGATCGTATAGGACATACCGTAGCTGTAGATGGTTTAACAGGTAAGATAAAGATAGCTACAGACGGTGATGCTGTTATAGGTGTTGTCTCTGGTACTGCTGCCTTTACTGCTAACTGTGCAGCTATGGGATGGCATGGTAAATATATCCGTGATGAATGGGGTAGATACCGCTTTGATCTAGTTAAAGATGAAGATGGTAATCAACTTTATAGTGATCTAAATAAGAAACATGAAAAAATAACTTTAGTTGAAAACCCTGACTGGGATCAAACTAAAGAATATTATTCTAGAGACGAAAGGAAAGAGTGGGATAAGATTGGTATTATTGGACAGTGTTATGTCCGAAAAACAGCGGTTATTCCTTCTAGCTGGATAAAATTGAAGGAAATTGATTCAACAAAAGACTTTTATCTTATTAAATAACAATGGCAACAAAAACTTGGCAAGTCAACACCATGCAGCGTGAACTAGCTGATGGTTATGTATCAAAAGTAATCTATCGTGTTAATGGCGAAGATGGTACTTACAAATTTAGAGCTACAGGTGAAGTTGATCTTCCTAAGCCTGATACCCTAGTACCTTATGCTGATCTTACAGAATCAACTGTACTAGGTTGGGTAAAAGCAAAACTAGATGCTGATAATGCTGGTACTGTAGCTGCTATTGAAACAGCAGTAGAGAACGGTGTAAACGAACAAAAGACTCCAACAACAGGTGTCGGTAAACCTTGGTCTTAATCTAAAGGTACCTGCTGTTCCTAAAGAACTACCTCCTATGGAAATCGAGTTTAAACCACCTACAGCTCGAATTCCTGGGTATGTACCTATGGTTATTCCTCCAAACAATTTGGAGACTCCTGAAGGGGTAGAAAAAGAAACAACAGAAGAGCAACCTGTAGCACCTCAAGTACAGGTTCCTGTACTGGATATAAAGATGCCACTACCCACAGCAGAGGTGGTGGCAACTGCTACATATGCAGCTGTAGCAGCTGTAGCTACAACCACTTTAGCAACACCTTTCTTCGATCAAATAAAGAAGAAACTACAGAAATTCCTACAAGGTAAGATTGATAAATGGAAGGAGAAAAGAAAAAAGGACT